GGGATGAGCAGCTACCTGGCGACCAGCGCCATCGGCACCACGGTGCAGAGCTATGACGCAGATACGGCCAAGACCGACGTTGCACAGACCTTCACTGCTGCTCAACGCGGCGCCTACGTCACGCTCACCGATGCAGCAACGATTGCCACAGACCTGAGCCTCGGCAATCAGTTCCAGGTCACCCTTGGCGGTAACCGCACCCTTGGTGCCCCGACGAATGTTGTCGCTGGTCAGAGCGGTGTGATCCGTGTGGTCCAAAACGGCACCGGCTCCAGAACACTCGCCTACAACAGTGTCTTCAAGTTCCCAGGGGGCACGGCACCGACACTCACTACAACGGCCAACGCTGTGGATTTACTGGCCTATCACGTTGAGTCAACGACTCGCATTGCGGTCCGCTTCATTGGTGACGTGAAATGAGCGCCTTGAATAACAGCCTCATGTTGGGGCAGGAAGGTGGTGGTGGGTACGCCATCTCTAGATCCGTCCGCCTGAACTCAGCAGACTCGGCCTTTTTTAGTCGCACCCCCTCATCCGCCGGCAACCGCAAGACGTGGACCTGGGCGGGGTGGGTGAAGCGGAGTGGACTTGGAGCCTTAAATACTCTTTTTGAAACCAGAACAGGGGCATCAGATTCGACCATTTTTGCATTGTTGTATGGCGACGGCAACTATGGAACGACCAAAGACGCTCTTGTTGTTGCACGGTACAGCTTTTACAATCTGATTACATCGCAAGTATTTCGAGACGCTTCGGCCTGGTATCACATTGTTTTAGCTACAGACACGACTCAAGCGACAGCTTCAAACAGACTCAGGCTTTATGTCAATGGCAGCCAAGTCACGTCGTTCAGTTCGGCAACATACCCGACATTAAACGAAGATTTGCCAATCAACGCAACAGCTTCACACTCTATTGGGGCGGCTAGCTATTTCTCTGGCTGCCTCGCCGACATCCACTTCTGCGATGGCACCGCATACGACGCATCGGCATTTGGGGAGTTCGATGCCAACGGTATCTGGCAACCCAAACAGTTTGCTGGTGTCTACGGTACAAACGGATTCAAACTCAACTTCTCCGATAACAGCACCGCCGCCGCATTAGGGACGGACACTTCTGGGGCTGGGAACACGTGGACCGTCAACAACCTATCCGTCACCGCTGGCGCAGGCAACGACAGCCTCGTAGACGTTCCCGTTAATGGGTCGCAGACAGATACGGGCGTGGGGGCTGAGGTTAGAGGGAATTACACCGTTCTTAACGCCCTAAACAAAGGATCCAACGTCACCCTCACCAACGGCAATTTAGAAAGTTCACACGCAGGTTCAAGCGTCCATAGCAGAGTTGTTGGCACTATTGGTGTCAGCTCAGGCAAGTGGTATTACGAAGCAACATTGACCGCTCTTGGTGGCCAGTGGCCAGCCGTTGGTGTTGCTTTATCCAAGACAACCGATATGGCTACATACGTTGGCGCTGAATCTGGAACATTTGGCTACTACGCTGGCGGAGGAGTTAATGGCGGCGGTGGCGGTCGTACCTATAGCAGCTACACCACAGGTGATGTGATTGGTGTCGCAATCGACCTCGATAACAACCGACTGACTTTCTACAAAAACGGTGCTAATGCCGTCACTTCCGGCACGACTTACGAAAGTTTGACCGCCGGTGAAGTCTACGTTTCTGCTGTTAGCGGTTATGGCAGCAGCGCCGCATGGGTGTGCAACTTCGGCCAACGCCCCTTCGCCTACACCGCCCCCAGCGGCTTCAAGGCACTCTGTACGGCAAACCTGCCCGCACCAGTAATCACGAAGCCTAATACGGTGATGGATGTCAAGGTCTACCCTGGGAATGGCAGCACGCAGACGATCTCAGGATTTGAGTTTAGCCCTGGTTTCGTCTGGCTTAAAAACCGCAGTGCTGGTGACTATCACCGACTTAATGACATCATCCGTGGCGCTAATCGTCACCTGTTCAGCAATACAACAGATGCAGAGGTGGTCAACGATGCCAACGGGTATCTAAGTGCTTTCACTTCTAACGGTTTTTCGCTTACATCCGGAACGGGTGTTAATGCTTCAGGTAATTCCTACGCCGCCTGGTGCTGGGACGCCGGCAGCTCCACCGTCACAGATAACACTGGGTCCATACAAAGCAGTCGCCGGACTAACGCTTTGGCGGGCATATCTATAGTCGGCTATACAGGAAATGGCACTGCTGGCGCCACTGTGGGTCACGGATTGGGTGTTGCCCCCGCGTTTTTCGTCATTAAAAAGATAAGCGCAACCAGCAACTGGACAACGTACCACCAGAGTCTTGGAGCAGGAGGTTCTGTTTTCCTGAACCTGACCGATGCTTATTCTTCGGATTCGACGCGATTCAATAACACAGCACCATCTTCGACTGTTGTGACGCTAGGCGCTCCGTTTGAAGGAAATACATCAGGTGCAACCTATGTGATGTACTGCTTCGCCCCAGTAGCCGGGTACGCTTCGATGGGTTCATTTGTTGCGAATGCAAACAGCGACGGGCCTTTCGTATACACATCTTTTAAACCTAGACTCGTGCTATGCAAGTTAAGTAGTGCTTCTGGTGCTGACTGGTTGATATTTGATACGGCCCGCTCTCCGTACAACGTCGTACAGGCAAACCTTCGACCCAATACATCGGGGGCGGAGGAATCCGCGTTTGCCCGTATTGACATTCTGTCTAACGGTTTCAAGGTGCGAGCCGGCAGCGGTGTCGAGCCAAATGGCACCAATGGAAACACGTACATATACGCAGCTTGGGCGGAATCGCCATTTAATTACTCACGAGCGGCCTAGTAGTGAACAAGACTAATCAGCCCCACGGGGCCTACCCCATGTAACACCGCACCACCAGCCATGTTCATCCTCGACGGCAAGCCCCTGAGCCCCGACGTGGCGTTCACCCACGACGGCATCCAATACCCCGCCAACTGGTTGCGCCTTGCTTCGCCGGAAGAGCGTGCAGCGATTGGCATCACCGAAGTACCCGATCCCGCCACTTGGGACCAACGCTTTTACTGGGGCTACGACGCCGAAGGTCAGCTGATCCCCAAGGATCACGCTCAGCTCGTTGAGCAGTGGACGCAGCAGACCCGCACCACCGCCAACACGCTGCTGCAGCCGACTGATTGGATCATCATCCGCGAGGCCGACAACGGCAAGGTCGCTGACCCGGTGATCAAGACCTGGCGCGAGCAAGTACGCCTGGCAGCAGGCAGCAAGGTCTACGAGATCGAGCACACGGTGGATACGCCTGCCCTGGCTGCCTACATCACCGGGGTGGACTACCCAGCGTGGCCCTCGCAGGACTCAGCGCCGGCACCTGCATTTGAGGACACAATCACCTTCAGCGGTGGAGCAACGAGCGCTCAGATCATTGGCTGAAGCCTGGAACTGCGGCCTCAACTCGGTACTCTGCTTATAGCTTTTGCAGCACAGTGCTTGAGGTCGCATCTGTTGTTGGGGTAGCTGCAACAGGCGCCCTATGGAAGATGGCCGTGGAGCACGGCTCTATGAAGCGAGGGATGGACGCAATCCTCAGTGAGGTGAGGATGTTGCGATCCGAACTGCAAAAGGACATTCGTGTTCTAGAAGACGATTTGCGCGACCATGAGGTGCGCCTCCGCAACCTGGAGCAAACACACTTGCCAGGTGTCAAGGACTAAGTAGGGTTGAGCGAGACGCTTTTCAACAGTGGATCGCATCAGTGATTACGTTGCGCTTGCAGTAGCAATTCATGGTGTTGCCCTGGTCATCGTGAACATGACCCCAACGCCAAAGGACAATGAAGCATTGAGCAACTACCGCAGGCTTGCAGTCAAGCTCTATCGAGCCGTTGAGGTTCTGGCTGGGATCGTCAGCCCAATGGTCAAGAGGTAGACCGTGCAACCCTTTGTTGTCGGCCAGGAGCTGGAGTTCAGGCAGGAAGCAACCAAGCGGACACTGCTCGACCTGTTTGAGTCCGAGGATTACGAGGGGCTCCTGAACACTGCAATCCTGTTGAACACCCTTTGGCATCAGCAGACAGCCATTGCCCGCTGGTTTGCACAGGAAGCAGCCGAGAACCTGGGCGAGGCATGGCAGGCCAGTCGGCCTAGGTGATCATCTTGGTCTGGTGGTTGGGATCGCTCTCGTCCAGGGCGTGAACCTCTGGGCCAAAGCCAGTGGCTAGCAGCTCCTCGCTTAGTCCTTCCTCCTTGCCCTTGTTGTTCCTGTTGGCCCGTTCTGCATCGGCGGCCTGCAGTGAGGCGATCCAGCTGTCGTAGGCCTCGCGGGAGGGGATCTTGGCCGGCAGCTTGAGCCACTTCCTCACTTCCTTGGGGCAACGCAGGAAGACGCTGGCTCCGTTGGTGTAGGCGATGTAGTAGCGCCCGTTCCAGTCCAGACCTGTTTCCACGTTGGTGTGGACGCTGAGATGGAGTCGTTCTCTCTTCATGGCTTGCAGGTCAAATACCAGCCTCCGGAGCCACCAGGCATCCAGCGGGGATTCCAGTTCTTGCGGCTGTAGACAACGCCGGCGCCTTTGGTGTTGTTGGTGTAGCCACCGCCAACCAGGGAGGCCTCTCCGTTGGGATCGTTTTGTATCCAGGCAATGTCGGTGTAGCCAGTCACAACCGTCCAATGGCCGCCGCCACTGGGTGAGGCAACAGGCCCTTTGTGCAGCCAGCCAACGGCAACGGGGCGGCCTGCATCGATCTCTTGCTCAAGGGCCCTAGGGATGCCATTGGTGTGGAAGTCAGCCTGTAGCCCTAAGGAACGCAGGGCGGCAAGCTGCGCCTCGGCGCTGGTGGTGTCGCCGTACTTCTGGCGGATGGCGTTATAGGCGTCATCGCCAACCACCTTGTTCCAGTAGATGGCGAGCATGGCGCACGAACTGCTGAAGCACTCACGCGCACCCTGTCCACTCTTGTTGTCGAGCTGGCTTTGCCACTTCACCTTGAGCGGGTTACGCAACAGGGCCTCGCCTTCTACAGGGCGCTGCTGCTTCATCAACGCAATCAGACGATCCGCGTAATTGGGATTGGTTGCGTACCCCTGGCGTTGCAGCTCACGCGCCGCGGTCTCCCTGCAACTGCTGTTGTTGACCCCCTTGTAGGTCTTCTCGTTGGCCGTGAAGTCCCTGTACCAGCGATCCACCAAATAGGTGACGCACTCCTCCAGGCTGCGGAAGTTGAGGAACTCGTCGGTGATGCTGATGGTCTTGCCGTTGACCACCTCCTGCGTCTTGTGGGCGGAGCCAGGCCCCTTCAAACCGAAGTAGTTGTTGCGGCCGCTGGTGTTCTTGCCCCAGCCGCTTTCCAGCGCCCACTGCGCAGCGACCAGTTCTGGGAACTTAGCCCCAGCTGCTTTGGCAATCTGCTCAACACGGCCCCAGGTAACTGGCTGGTCAACGTAAGGCGTCCGCCAGGTCGTCACCCAGTCGGCGGATTCGGTCAGCAGGCAAGGGTCCGCTTCGCTGATATGTCGACCAAGCTTGCGGATCGCTTCGATCTGATGCTCCTGGGCTTTGTAGTTGTCCCAGAACTGGAGCCATCGCTCTGGAGAGAATTGAACGTCATTGATCCCCATGGCACAAAAAAGAGGGGTCGCGCAACCCCTCCACGATCCTCCCTCTGTTGAGGTTAGGCAATGCTTGCCAGTATTGCAGCAGGCGGGGTTGCGACTGCAGATGCTGCATCCTCGGGCTCAAGGATCACGCAGCCATCTTCAACCAGAACCTTCACAAAGGTTCCCGGTTTCATGTTGCATTGCTCTGTATATGAGCGGCCAACGGGGATCAGACCCTTGGGCCCTACCTTCAGTCGGAAGGTGGGCTCTTTGCCGGGACGCTCGTCGGGGACTGGATCGCCAATCACCAGGCCATTGGCTTGGCTGATCGCCCGATAGAACTTGGTGCGCTGCAGGTTGAGCTTGCCGCTGCGATAGCCGTAGTAGCCAGCACCTTGGATGATGGCACCCTCATCAGTGCCAGCGTGCTCCTTGATGTAAGCAAGCAATTCTTGCCCTTTCAGCTTTGCCATGCGAATGACAGTTGTACGCTGTCAAGCTTAACCTCCGAACCACTTCTTGGGATCACTGACCGATGCAGCGCCTTGAATACCACTGACAATCGCGTTGCCAATGATGGATGCAGTGCTCGGTCCTGCAATGGCAGTCGGCGCGATGTACTGAGGGCGTAGGCCCGCAACAGGCCTCAGCGGATCAAAGAAGGTCTGTTCCCGGTACTTCGTCGTTGCCTCATCAAACGCTTGACGGGTCTGCAGTTGCAGGCTCTTCAGCTCACGGCCGTATTGCTTCTCGGCCAACTGGAAGCTGGGGATGGTCAGCGATTCCATCTGAGACTTCGCCAGGCCGTAGTCAGACACGTACCTGGCATTGGTGTATTTGATCTTGTCAGTCTCATCCTGCATCGTCAGCGCGTACTGGCTGAGCTGACGAGACACGTCGTTCTTCATTGCGCTGTTCAGCAGGCCCAGCTTCACGTCGCGGCTGGTAGCCCGCTGATCAAGTTCGGCCCATGTGCGGCCGAGCTGCTGAGCGGCCTGCACCGCCAACTTGCGAGAGGTGTTGCTGCCTCCCTGGCGGGCACTGGCTACGGCCTTGGCTTCGCTGTCCTTGGCCGCGGCTGACAACACATTGAGCTGCCACCCCAGATAGTCCCGCTGCTCCTCTAACGCCAGGCTTGACAGCAGTTCCTGCGTGTCAGTCGTCAGCTTGGAGACCGTGGCACTGCTCTGCAGTGCCGTCTGGTTGATGTTCTGCATGTACTGGCGCACCGCCTCGGTGCTGTCAGCCGCCAGCTTGTTGGTCGTGTACTGGTAGTCCAGCCCAACTTGGGTGGCACGCAACCGCTCCTCGGTCACGAACTTGTCGTAGAGCGCCTGGCTGTTGATCGCCAGGTTCTCGGTTGCAGAGGAGATGAGCTTGGCGCCGTAAGTGGCCTGATCCAAAGCAGTTTGCTTTTCGTTGAAGCGCAGCTGCTCGATGCGAGCGCGATCCCAGAACCACTGGGTCACATCTCGCTTCTTCTGAATCTGGTATTCCTGCCTGGCCCGCTTGAACTGAGCTTTGGCAATTCGCTCTGCTTCTTTGTTTTGCGCGTTGGCGGCAGCCTGCTGGCCCATGCCGCCGAGAATCGACTGGCCAACGCCAAGAGCGCCAAAGATGTATGGAACAGCGGCTGCGAACGGCATCAGTTCAAGCTCTTGCTGCGATTAGTGTAATTGCCTTCCCATGAAGCACCAGTGATGGTCACTGGCAACCAGCTGCTGCTTTCAATGGTCACGCTGCATTGAGTGTTCTTGGAATAAACAGGCACACGGAACCTTCCATTCTCAAGCACACTTGTCTCAGTACCAATCACATTGTTAGCCACGTTCAATCTGCGGCTGCGGAATTGCTGGCGGCTATCCGTTTCCCTGTTGAGCCGCTTCACGACCACCTCGTACTCACCAGTGTCCTGGTGGTGGGTGGTCCAAGTCGCAACCTGTAGGCGGCCATCCAGGTCTCCAATGATCCTGCTTCTGGCCTGGTCCTTCTCCACGCTGTACGGAGTGCTGAACTCGTACTCCATCGTGTAGGTGCGGCCGAAGGAGATCTTGTCTGCTGTGTAGTCGCCTCGTTCTGTGCAGACCAGGCTGGTCCCACTTGAGGCTTTGCCCAACTGCAGTCCCTTGAGGCGGCTGTTGTCGAATCGGATGACAGCCTTTGTCTCACCCTGCATCTGGTAGGGCAACGTGAAGGTCGTCAGGTTGGTGCTTGAGTCGTAGGTGGCAGTGATGTTGTCCGTGATGGCTGCGTTGGCATTGCACTCTGGGAACTGCAGCCTGCGATCCAGCAGGATCTCAGGAGTCAACGCATCTCGCAGTTCATCGATGGAGATGGTGCAGCTGTACGTGCCATCGGGGTAGGTCATCACTAGCCACAGATCACCATCAAGGAATCTCAGGAAGCGAATGTCGCCATCAAACGCCCATTCGCTCCAGCTTGCCTGCGACTTGGCAGTACCGCCTCCCGTCGCTTGGTACAAATACTTGTAGATAAACAGCTTCTTGCGATTATCTGGTGAGCTACACAGGAAGTAGTCAAGGCTTTCGTCAACGTCCCAATGCGTTGCAATTCCCTTGATGTACTTGGGTGCGTGCAGACTGATGTTAAGGCTGCTGCCTAAGTTCAGACCCAGCCTGCGCTGCTGGTTGTCAACAAACTGGTACTCACGGAAGTTGGTGTACCCAGCTTCCTTGGTCGAAAAGATGATGGTCGGACCCGCGATCTTGGGACGCAGGTACGGGTTCATCTCAATGTTGGTCAGGCGCAGGATCGTGGCCGTTCTTGGCGTCAGCACGTCAACGTCAGCCGCTCTCACCTGAAACTGGCTGGATTGACTGAAGGCCAGCAAGGACTCATCGATGGGCAGCAGCCAGTTCAGCTCTTCGCCGCGCTCAGAGCTGGCCCGCACGTCGAACGAATCGGTGTCGAGTAGCTGCGTTGAGGTCTTCTGGAAGAACCGGAAGGGCTCGTCGGTCGCACTGAACATGACTGTCTGGCCAGCGCAAACTGCGTAGCGACCACGGAACAGCACGTGGTCTCTGATCTTCTGGCCAACGAAAGCTGGCGTCTCAATCGTGGTGGAGTTACCCGTGTCCCGTTCAGACCACTTCGGGAACGTGTAGCTGTAGGTCGTTGGCCCAACCGTCAAGGAGCGAGTGGCGCCATCGGCTGGGCCAACAAACACCACGTTGGTGTCCCTGCGGTAGATGACCAGCGGCATGGTGTCCACGTTCAGCTTGTACTGCTGGCCTGGCTGGGTCACCTCCTGCCAGTTGCCAGGACCGATGTTGACGGTGGGATCATCCGTGGCGAACTGAACCCAGTAGTCATCAAGGTTGTCCCCAGGGTTGGAGTCCACCTGCAGGATCATCCCGTTGTACGCCTGGGTAGGCAGCTGGCTCACAGTGGAGACCTTGCCCTTGATCGCCCTAGCCAGCGTGTTGCTGCGACCGTCGTCGATGCTGATGGTGAAGTCGCTGCCGTCCGTCTTCTTCACGTAGACAATCGGACCCACCTGCGTCACGGTGAACCCGCTGACTGCGCCGATAGTGCTGGCCAGGTTGTTGGCGACCAGCGTGGTGCTGATCGTGTTCGGCGTCGCCGTAGCGGCTGGCGTGGTGTAGGCGGTCAGCGCCGTGCCGTTCAGGGTCACCCGATAGGTGATCTCATAGGCAACACCCTGAATGAACAGCATGGCCTCGTTGACCTTGGCCGCCTTAGTGGCGCCATCCATGGCTGTGACTTTCTCCCTGTTCAGCAACAGCCCAAGCGGGCCGCTGTTGATGAGCACATACTTATCACTGAACTCCGAGCCCGAGTTGTAGAGATAGCTCGTGTTGGCAATGTCGATTGCCCCAGGGGAGGCCGACACACTTAGCCCGGTCCCATGCACATCAAGAGCAGGAGCGGCCCCGTTGTTCATCAGCTGCAACTTCATCCCCGAGCCGCTGGGGTACAGCATCAAGCTGTAGGTCTCTCCAGAGATGACCTGCATAAACTCCATGAAGAAGTCCGTGACCGGGCTGGAGTTGACCCTGGCCACGTACTTGGTTGGCCTGCGCTTTGTCAGACCTTCAACCGGAGAACTCCAGGCGTTCACCTGCTTCTCGGCTTGACCCACCTGACGCAAGTGAGCAGGTTGCTGGCTGATGCCCTGGGTCAACGAGTCAACGTTGGCCTGCACCAGACTTGCGGCCACCTCGCGTCGAGGGGTCAGCCGAGACTTAGAACGCATCAGACTCTCCGGTAGTTGACACCCTCAGCAGGGATGTAGCCAAGGCCTTGACCGGCTCCCCGGTCATTGCCCCAAAGCAGGTTGTTGTTCAGCTGCCGCTCTTCATCCCTGACCAACATGGCGCGGGCGTACTCCTCGTCTTGGACGGTGTACGCGTAAATCGCGTTGCTGTTCAGGTAGCGGTCGGCATAGATCCGAGCGGCACGGATCGTGATGTACTGCTGCGCTGCATGTGGCAGTTCATCCCAGGACAGCCTGGTGACGATCCGGTCCACATACAGCGGTGACATGCCTGTCACCCCAAAATCAAACTTGCGTTGCAGTCTGTCGTAGACACGGTTGCCCCGTGCCACGTACTGCATGTTGGGGTAACGGGCTGGCGAGAACTGCACCGACAACGCGCTGCTGCTGATGGGAAACTCATTTGAGCCATTCATCTGCAGCGGCACTTCGCTATCGGTGTTCCACGACCAGCCTTCCGCCTGTACATCACGTTCAACTTCACCCAACACCTTGCGGGCCAGGGCGCTGTCCGTGATCTCGTTGACGCTGATGTCACTGAGGCGATCAATGGGCGCCTCCCCGATGACGGACAGCAGCGTGTTGATCGCCTCCAGCTCAGTCATCAGCTCACTCGCAGCAATACATCGTCAGCGGTGCCGGCCACGGTCGAGGTGACACGCACCACGTCGCCAGCTCGGTAGCCAGTACCCGCAGCGTTTACGGCAGCAGAGGCAAACACACCGCTGCTGGCGGTCAGGTTCACCGTCAGACCGGTGCCGCTGCCGCCGGTGGTTGCAGCTGCTGTTTTGTTAGTGGCGCCGCTGGTGCCGTTGTTGATCACAGCGACTGCACTTGCAGTCACGGCACCGCCGGGAACGCCGCCGTTGGCCTGCCAGCCACCAGGGCCAACGATGCCATTCACGCCGGTCACTCGATACACCTGGGCGGTGGTCGCAGAACCATCAGCTCGGGTGCCAGTGGCCAGGCCAGAAGCCAGGGTCACAACAGCCTGAGGGCCTAGGGGATCAATGGACTGTTGATCTTGCCAGTTCCAATCCAGTGCAGTGACTGTGCTGGGTGGATTGATTGTGGTGATTGTCGTTGCCATGAAAAAAGGGGGCATCGCTGCCCCCATCCTGCCAACAACTTGACCGAACTCAACCGTTGTGGATTTCAACCACAGCTTCAGGCCGGAGTGGACCTGCGCCGTATGCCATCTTGCTCACCATAAGGGTGGCTTGATGAGTCACGGCATAATCATTGCCGGTCATCTGCATAGACAGATCACGCAGCTTCACGACACCAACTGCACCCTTCTGGAACGCAAGCATCTTGGTGGTGCTCATGTTCACAGAGGACAGCACAGTGTCAGTGCCGCCGAAGGTGTAGCCCTGCTCGCCAGTAGGAGCAGTGACGTTGCCTTGCTGGATGTTGTTGCTGCTCATGATGTCGAAGCCAGCCAGCTTGGCGATTTGGCCAGTGGCATAGCTGCCGTTGGCGCCAGGCTGGTTGAAGTCGAAGTTCACGGCACGGCTGGATTGGATCAGCGTGTAGTAAACGTCGGGCGAGCAGACCAGGACGCGGCCATCAGCAGGGATGTCCTTTTGGTCCAGGGCTTGAGCCGCAGCGAACACGGAGGCAACAAGGTCGTCCGGGGTGGGAGTGGCCTTGTTGATGTTGATGCGGGTGCCAACGCGGTACGGATCGTCAGGGGACAGACCCGAGGGCAGGTTGGCGGTGAGGTCGCTGGTGCTGGTGCGAGCAGCCAGGGTAAGAACACGAGCAAGACGCTTGTCAAAAGCGCGGGCCATGGCCCTGCCCAGCTCAACCGAGTAGATGCTCCGAATATCGAAGTGCACCTTGGCCTCGTCGAGGTCGAAGATCGAGGCGTCTGCAATCAGCAGATCGTCAATCTTGATGACCACTTCGTTCTGGGCCATGTTGCCCTGACCGGTGAGCATTTCACCAGGAGTCATATAGCGACTCTTGAAACGCCCTGTCACCGGGAACTGGCTCGATTTGCCGTTCTGGATAGTCCGGGTTTGCACCAGGCCATCGAAGATGCAGTTCCGCTCGAAGCTGGTCAGTACCTCACCTGAAAAGACCTTCAGGAAAAGTGCGTTGTCTTGCGTCCACGTGCCAGTGGTGTTGTTAATGGCACCAGGCCGTGAAAGCGTTGCGTCGGGTGCAGCCATGATGTGGCTCCTTGTTGATGAAAGGTGTGCGGTTGATTAACCACTGAGGCGTCTTGCCTTCACCAACGTCGCGTCTCTGGGGTGTCGGCGCACCGGCCCAGGAGCAGATCACTTGGTTGGTTGATCTGCTCCTTTTATAGCCCCTAACGCTGGAATCCGAAAATGGAATCTGGTGATGCAGCTATACGCCGCTCCACCTCTTGTCGATACCCGGAGTCTTTCTCATAACGAGGGTCGGCCATTGCCTCTGTCACTTGGTAGCGGGAGCTGTAGCCACGAACTTCATTCGCAGGAGCACGCCCACCGGTCAACTTGGGTTCGTACCCGTTCTGCATCATGTAGTCGTACTGCAGACCCTTGAGGCTGTTGATGATTGCAGCCTGGTCGCCCGAGGCAAGCGCAGCGTTGTAAGCCTCTGTTCGCTCGGGCGGCAAGTTGTTTACAGCCCAAGTGGATAGGCGTTGATACTCAGCCTCGCCGCCGGCCTGCTCAAGCACTGAGGTGCGGATGGCGGCTGCGGCGGCTGGGTCAATCCCCCCTTGATCAGCACCATCCTCGGAGTCGCTGTCATCTCCGTTGTACTGATCAGCCTCCTGCTGCTGGGGTGCGGGATCACTTGGCTGCTGTCCATTCTTGACGCGGCTGTACTCCCTTTGCAGGTTCTGATACGCCTGGGCAAGGTCATCAACTGACTGGTATTTCCCCAGAATCAGCCCTTGCCCTTGCGCTCCAGTCTGCTCGTCGTATAGCTCAGCCCTTGCGGCTTCAACCTTGGCGGACTCTTCAGCAACAGCGCTCTGTTCAGAGGGGCTGCCGGAATCACCGGTGAACGCAACCTCAGACATTGAAACCATCCTGGATGATCATGTGGCCGCCATCGGGCAGAGGCTGCGTATGCGAACCCTTGCCCGGTGTCAAGCTCTTGTCAATAGGAGTTGGCTCTTCAGGCTGCGATTGATCCTTGATCAATTCCGACAGCTGTTCCTCCGCTGGGTTGCGGCGACGCCGTTGCTCCACTCTGGATCGCTCCTTGTGCGAGTTGTTGAGCCAACATAGCCTGCTGTTGTTGTGCTTGCTCAGCCTGTAGTTCCTGGTCATTCTTCACCAGGCCAGCAGTATCAATGCCGTCCGCTGCCGCGAAACGACGGATCAACTCGCTGGGATTGATGTACTGCAGGAACTGCTCGGGGCCAATCGATGCAGCCACTGTTTGCAGGAAGGTGGTCAGTCGCTGCTTGTCATTGCCGCGGCCAATCGCTTCCAAGCCGGTTGTCACCTGAGGCTCCACCAATCCCTTGGGCACAGCAGGGATGTCTCCCTCCCGCTCCATCAGGTGCATGACCCTGCGGATCAACGGCAGCTGCAGTTCAGCGCTGAGCATGGAGTAGACCCCGGCGAGGCCACGTTCCAGAGACTCGGCCATCAACCGAATCTCTTCGGCAGTGACTCGTTCCGCGTCACGTTGTATTGCTTCATCAGCAAGGAACGTGTAACTCAGCCTGCGTTCCAGTAACTGCATGGCCTGCAAGGCAACCGACATGTCGGAGGACTTCTGCACCTGCAGCGCTTCCACGTCGGCGGCGTTGCCAGCAACGATGGCTCCGTTCTCAGCGCGGGCCAGCACGTCAGCCCTGGTGGTGCCATTGGGGTTGACCAGGAACAACGCCTTGGCGCTGATCAGTGCGCCCTGCACCACCGCCTTGCTCAGTGATTCCAGGCTCTGAAGGTCACCCAGCACCTCCTCAACGAGGCCGCGGCCATAGCTTTCACCCGCCACCTTCCGAAGCCTGAGGACCACCCAGGGACTGGTCTCAATGGCGCTGAAGCCAGCGGTGCCTGCGAGCTTCTCGCCGTCGTACTCCTGATACCACTCAACCCGATCACGCTGTGGATCGATGTTGATGTGGGTGTACACGTCCTCGCGGTCATCGCTTTCTTCCTTGCTTTCTCCAGCCTCCCTGGGCTCACGCCGTGGCATGTAGCGCTCAGCCACCTGCTCACGCACCACGATCTCCGTGACATTCCCCTCGGGGTCACGGTCAACGCAGAACGACCGCAGGGTGTACATGCGGATCGACTCGGGGCCGATATACAGCAGGGCGTTGCCACCAACGATCAGGTGCTTGACGGCCTCGAACAGGGCAGAGCGGGCCTGCAGTTGATCAAGGCGGCGCAGCACTTGCCGCTCCAGATCAGATAGCGCCTGATCCAACTGGCTAAGCAGCTGCTCCTCCTCGCCGCCCCGTTGCTCCAGATACTGCTTGATCTTTCCCTTGTCGATGGTCAGCCGAAAAAAGGGCTGACTCGGGGGCATGAGCGCAAGAAGCAGCTTGGCGCTGAGGCTGCTGACACCCCTGGCGCCTGCTCCTTGATAGAGGCTTGGGATGCTGTTGTACCGGCTGCCAGCCCAGCTGTCGTTCTGATCTGATTCAGGGATCAGCGTTGGGATGGTCAGCTTGCTGGCATCAATCGCACGCCGGAGGTAGAGGCTCCGGTACGGCTCAAGATCCTTCCACCGTGATTGAGCAGTGTTGTTCATGCGATTTGCAGACCGGCGAGGTAAGGCGAAACGGAGCTAGCGGGAGACAGCATCGTGAGGCTGGACAACAGGTTGGTGTCTTCCTGTTTCTTGTTGCTGCCGTAGGTGAGGTTGGAAGCGGTGGGCTCCATGTTCGGGACGTAGGCCCGAGCAAGTGCTTCCGCCTGGCGACGCTGTTCCTCGTAGGCGGCCTGCGCGGAAGCCGCTTGTTGCTGCTGAGCAGCGTTTGCTTGCTGGAACTGCTGGCTCTGCTGCATCATCAAGTTCTGCAGCCCAGCGATTTGCTCATCAGCCGCACCTTGCGTTGCCGCAATCTGATCACTGAACGTCGACATGATGTCGGCAACGTTTTGATCATTCCTTGCTTGCAGGTCGGTGATCTGCTGGGTGAGGATGTCCTGCCCAGAAGTCAGCGTATCAATCGTTGTTTGAGCCCAGTCTTTGTAAGCATTGAACTGTTCATTGATGTAGCCCTGAGTGCCTGGTTTATTGCCACGGCCGCCACCGCCGCCTGCGCCTCCTCCACCTCCAGCGCCACCAGCACCACCAGCACCTCCACCAGCTGCGCCGCCTCCAGCCCCTCCAGTTCCACCAGCTCCGCCCGCTCCGCCTGCAGCAGCTGCCGAGCCGACAATTATGTTGCGAGGCAGAACGATTGGGTTGTAGGCAGTTGTCCCTGGGGAAGTGACAGTGCTGTAGCCGGCGTAGGCCGTGCCCTTGTTCATCTGCAGGCCCTGCAACGCCTGAAGGGCCTGCAGGGCGTTGGCGGTCGCTTGGTTTGTTCCACCAAGCTGGGCCGTCGCAGACGAATTGATCCCGAGGCCGCCTTTGTTAAAAGCATTGACCAACCCGGAACCCAGGGCCACGCCGTTGTCTTGAGCCCTGGCCATGACCTGAGCAACGGTCTGGCCCTTGGCATTGGCAATACTCTGTGCCTCACCTTTGCTAAGGACAGGACCAGCCGACGCAATCGTTTTGGTCCCCGGCATTGAGGGCTGGCCGGGGATCGGCTTATTGCCCATGCCGGGGCGATTGTCGTTTTTTTTGTTGTTAGCCATTGGCAAGCCCCTTCAGAAAGCGAATGACAGATCTCTGACCAGAAGCGTACCGAACCTGATCAATAGAGTCAGTCAGCTCAGGAGTTCTTTCAGGGAACAACTGATCCAGCGCATCAAGCCATTCATCATCTAGATGCTTGACGATGATGCGCTTCAGCGTGTCGGGGGATTCCATAGCGTGACCGTGTGAGTGTCGAAGTCATATTCGCCATGGCGCAAGATGCGAGCTAGTCGCGCTTGCTGCGTGGCGTAGTCGGATGCGATGTATAGATCAAGTTTCTTCTTCCTCTGTGCCTCCTCATACGCCCGAACAACCGCTTGCCAGCAATCCACAGGCTGCGAGAGGTCGAACCCTTTGACGAGTCGTGCGGCTCCAACGGGCCCAAGGCCGGGGCAGCCTGGGATGCCATCGGTCGAATCACCCGATAGGTACTGCTGGTAGGTGAACCGCTCTGCGTGCTCTGGCGAGTTGGTCTGGATGACGTTGCCATTGACGCGTTGAACCACAAGTCCATCTTGATCCTCAACCTCTTGGCCCTCGTCCATCCATACATGGATGCCAGGGATTTGCATTAAGTCTTTATCGCGAGCGGCGATGATCACCTGTTGATCTGCCGCCTCGGGCATGGTGGCGAAGATCCCGATAAGATCGTCCGCCTCGATCTGGTGCAAGCAGAACGCGTTCGGCTCTCCCATGATCTCCGCCTTGAGCTGCTTGTACCCAATCGGCTTGGGCTTCCCCTTGCGGTTGGCCTTGTAGCCGGGGTATAGCTCTTTGCGGAAAGCACTCGCCTCGGTGAAGCAGTGCCACACGTCATCAAGCTCCAGGCCGAAATGCTCGCACCAGGCCTCAACCTGCTGCCAGTACATCTCCCTGGCTTGGGGCAGTTCACTGTGACGCGTCCACACATCGTCACCTAGCTGCACTTCCACTTCTGTGGCAGTGGCGGCACGCATCAACAGCATGTCCCCATCAAGCAAGAAGATGCTCATGCTGCGGCCCTCCCCTTGCGAGGGGTGTCGTAGACCTTGACGACCTTGGGCACTGTTGGCTTGCCCTTGGCGACAGGCACCCACTTCACATCAACGATCTCCTCCCGCACCTGCCTGGTGTAGAAGCGGTGATCGCAGAAGTTGCAATGGCGACGCCGGATCAGCTCATCGCAACTGAAGTCGGCCTTTGTCATCACGACCTTGGTGATCCAGGCCCCGCAGGCGGGGCAGTCAGGCCCTGTTGCAGTCAGTCCCATTAGTCGTCTCCTTGATTTGCTAAGTGTTCCAAGTACATCCACACCGGGTCATCCGCGTGGATCTCGTGTTCGACAAGCCATTCGGCCAGGTCGTGTAAGTCGTAGAAGACAGCTGACTCGCGGCCAACTCCACCGATGTACAGGTCGCACACACCTTCTCTAGAGATGTGCTGCGCATGAACGGTGTCGCTCATCCAGCTCTCTTCCACGACCGCAGGGGTGAAAGGGGTACTAGACATTTGTTGCATCTCTGAGCCGCTCCGCCACCCCACGTACAGCAAGGGCGACGATCTCATTTCCTCTCTCTTGAAACTCAACGGACCATTCATCAAGATCATCCGCGATGACCTTGAGCGCCGAGGCCATGCGCACCGAATCAGAGAGCTTATAGCGCGAATCAGGGAACCAATAAGCGTCATTGCACCTTTGGATCAACGGGATAGCTCCTGATGGTGTTTTTAAGGATTCCGGCTGCGACGCCGTATCCGTTCCAGAAGGCTTGGGCGTAGGAGGTGTAGGACGTTTTGGCATGATCAGGGTTGGCTGCGCTGTTGAAATGTTCTATTGCGTGGTCACACATCGAGTTGATGTACGAGCCCCAGATGCGGTACTCAGTGTCTGGGTCTAACGGCGTACTGGAGTATCCATAAGCAGAAAGACTTCGGACTCCGGGTATTTCGTCTTGGCGTACTGAATCGCCGCCGTCTTGGTCGGAGCTTTGATCAACTCCACCATCGGCTTGGTCGTTGGGAACTTGACTTGGATCTTCCATAGCGGGTGCTTGGGGTCATCGGAAAATGTGCGGCCGCGGTTCGATGGATTGAATCCCTCGGCGCTGACGATGGAGCTACGCATCGACCTCCTGGAATCGACAGAAGCTGCTCAGATACTTGAGCTTGCACATCGGGCCAAGCTCGCCTTTGACCCGGTTCTTCTTCAGCCAACAAGTAGTGGTGTTGGCCTCTGACTTGTCTTCGGCGCGAGGGTTGCGCTGGAGCATCACTACAAAGTCTGGGATTTGGGCCAGACTGTGTGATCCTCTAAGTTCCGCAAGACTTGGCTCGCCTCCTTCTTCGTGAGATGGGCCAATACCACCGCTTCTGGAGAGGTGACAGACGACGACCATCGTGAAGTTGAGTTCAACGCAGAGCGTCTTGAGATCCTTGATGCAACGATCAATAGCGCGACGCTGATCAGCATTGAGGGCAATGCCATCCGCGAGGAGGGAGAAGTGATCAAGGACAACAACTTGGCATTGCTCTCCAAGGACATAATGTTTAACGGTGGCAACAAAAGAATCAAAGTCATCGCTGCCGAACTTGTCGAGCAGGAAGAGGTTGCCAGCAAAAGCATCCATCGCTGACTTGATGGACTCAGGCTCACGGGCAGCCCGTTCCTCTGGCTTGTCCAGGTGGAGAGGAACGCCCATCTGTTCAGAAAGCATCCGCTCCAGGCTGGTCTCGCAGCTTTCCTCAAGGCCGATGTAAGCGACCTTGACCTTGTGATCTCGGCAGAGATGCAAGGCAATGCTGCGAGTGAACAGGCTCTTCCCGATTCCGGTTCCGCCAGACACCATCACTAGCTGCCCCGGTTTCATGCCCTCGGTCATCCGGTTCCACCCGGCCCAGGGGTATGGCAAGCCAAAGCGGTGCTGAGGCTTGAGGACTTTCTCCAGGAGATCCGGAGCGTGGACAATCGCTTCCGGGCGGTGGCGTCTGGCGTTGTTGATGGCTTCAAGGATGGCGTTGTAGTCATCGGCCATCCACGCCTCGTTGGCGTCTTTGTAAGGGAAGCCTCCTGCGATAGCAGCAGTAGGGCCAATAAGTGCAGCCAGATCAGCAGCAGCCTTCCGACCGGGCTCGTCGGTGTCCATGAAGATGACGACCCTCCTGAAGCCCAGGATGTAAGCCAGCTGATCAGTGCATGACTTCTTGGCCGAGGCTGCTCCATCGGGAATTGAGGCGACAACGAACTTGTTCTGATGACGGTGCTTGTACAAGCACTCGTACACGGACATGGCATCGATCTCTCCCTCGGTGAGGATGAGGGTGCCATCGGTGCCAAGGTGCTGGCCGAAGAGCTGGATCTTGAGACCCTTCTCGCGGCCAAGCCAGGCAAACTGCTTCTCGCCGTACCGGATGTGTTGAGCAACGGTGAGACCGTTCTCGTCCCGGTAGTTGGCAATCTGCGCTTGCTGCCCCCGGTAGGTAGCAGCGTCATAGCCAAACAAGCGGCAGGTGCGCTCGGTGATCTTGCGAGCGGTGACGCCTGCGGCCTTGCCAACCAAGAGGCTGGCCTTGGCGGTGATTGAGTCAGTGCGTGGCAGGCCGGCAAATGGCCGCTTTGCAGTGGAGTTCATTGACTGTTTCCAAGGTTGTCCATCAGGAGTGAATCGCTGTTGACAGGAGAAGCAGTAAATAGAACCGTCTGGGTACTCGGTTGCTGCGTCCGAGCTTCCACATTCTTCGTTGGGACATGGAATGTGGGTCGCGCTCCCTCTTGCCATTGCTTCATGAACTCAGGTGGGATGGGAATGGGGCACCAGGCAATGCCATGTTTTGAGCACCAGTCGGCGTAAGTGGTTTTGCTTTGCTTGTTCAACGTCAACGATGGACGCTGCAACGCCACAAAGATCGGCAGGCCAGGGTTGTTCAGGATCACTGCCAAGAACTTGGATCGTTCAGCCGGTGGCCACCAACCCTTCACCTCCACGTACACGTTGCCAACCTTGAAGTCGGGGCGGTACTTCCGATGCAAGACGTAGGAGAACCGCTCGCTTTCGTACTCAGGTGAGTAGCCCTGATTGATCAGGGCCTGCTCCACTTCATCCTCAAGTTTGGAGCGACGCTCCTTGTCTTTCTTGCTGCGTACCCGTTGGTTGTAGCGATCAAACATCGCCGGCCAGTGCAGCCGCAATGTCGTCGATCTCATCAGGCACCCAGCCACCTTCAATCGGAGCCAGATCAGTCTCGATCTTCTTCATCTCTGCGATCTGGAAGCCCACGATCTGCAGGGAAACGCCCTTGGCGCCTGGCATGTCGTACACGTAGATGTCGTAGACGACCTTGCCGGTGGTGCCAGAGGGCACGCGGTCAATGGTGCCCGTAACCAAGCGGCCAAGGCTGTCGTAAAGAGCAGGCGGGTTGTTCTGCTTGATCTCACCGGTCTTGGTCTGGTAGCTGGCGTTGCGCTTGAAGTTCCAGAGCAGGTTGTCGGGGTCCATCTCCTTCTCGCCTTCCTCGTTGCGGCGCTGCGAGGGGCGATAGGGGAACTTCAGCTTGTCGTCGGTCTGGGGGAACTTGGGGTTGGCTGCCCGCTTGGCTGCAACAGCGGTGGCCATGTTCTCCATGATGCTGTTGGAATCTTCCAGGCTGAGAACAAAGCCCAGGTTCCATTCGACCTTGCCGCTGTTGGGATTCTCGCGTGGTTCGACGATGCTGCCGAACACCATGGCTCCAATGGGAGTCACAAACTTGGGCACGAATTACTCCTGATGAAACGTGAGTGGGCGGGTCTTACATGGCGTGGACCGAAGCACACCACCAATGCCCGCTGGGGTGGATGATAGAGGAAATGTTGAATGGTGTCAACAATGCATCAAGCGAACAAGTAGCGGTTCTCACCGATCCGGCTGCGGTCCAGCGTCCCCACCATCGGAGGGTCAGGGACTTCGGTCCCAAGCAGAACCTCAACCATCTCCTTGTGTTTACGCAGGTGGTCCACCGAATAGAAACGATGCCATTGATCATTCAGCTCCGAGCGCAACGTCTCCACATGCTCCAGCGTTGTGCCGAAGCAGTCATGGATTGTTGCAATCGGGTGCCTGTAAGTTCCCCAATGCGCCACAAACCGCTGCAGGTAGGCGGCGTCCATGCTGTGGATGAAATCAGGGACCAACTTGCGTGCGGTCTTGCGCTTGTCTGGCTTGCAGCCAGTGCTGTCGTTAAGGCTGAGCCTGATTGTTCTCCTCGCCAGGTTCAGCTCAATGTGGTCTCGTTTGGTGGCTGACTGATAGCACTCAATCGCCAGGCCATTCGGCGTAAACCAGTACGGCCGCAGTCCTGCGTCGATCTGCTTGTTGCTGAGGGTCACCAGCCAACGGCTCAGGTCTTTCACGTGAGGCAGCGCCTCGTTGACCACGTTGTTGATGGTGGTAGCCAAGGTCAGAGCCAGGTCCAACACGCGCAGCCCCTCATCTGTGAGGAAGTCGCCCACCTCATCCCGCAGATACAACTTGATCTCCTCGGCCAAGCTCAGGTAGCTGCGCCCATAGATCACAGGCATCAGCACCTTCTTCCACAGAGACCGCGGGATCTGATGGTTGCGCCACCACTCAAAAGCTTTCTGTTTCCGCTCGGGGTGCTCCTGTTCGCACTCCCAACGGATACGGGTGTTGACCAGTCGCCCAACCCCTAGGTACAGGTCGGCCGGCTTGCTGCCAATCACGTTGGTGTACTGGGCCAGGGTGCCGTCACCTGTCAGACAGGCCACGTGTCCCCACCCTGAGCAGGTCTGATCCAACCAATGGATCGTTCCACTGCGGTAGCCGGGATCCTCCAGGTAGTGATGCCAGTCACGGCACAACTGGATCAGCCGCCACGGTTCCTTGGCTTGGTTCCAATAGCCGATGTTCCCCAGTGGATCACCACCAACACGGGCGACCACGGTTGACATCAGCTCCAGGTAGCTGAGCCGATCTTGCGGATGGGCCGGTGTGCCCAGCGCCTCGCCCAGGCTCCAAGCGAAGGCCTTCTCGTGACCCTTAATTGGACTGCGCTCGTGGAACCGGGTCATGCTGCGCAGGTGATCCGGCCCTTGGATGTTGAGCTGGGCTCCCCTGCTGTACAGCCGGCCCCGATGATCCATGTGCCATACGAACCAGAGCGCAGGCGCCTCCTCCAAACGGCGGTATGCGATCAGTGCATTGATGAAGCGCGACCGCTGGCCGTCCTTGCGTTGGTCGGACTTCCACTTCCACACCGCCTTCCAGTAGGTAGAAGGGCCTAGTCCCTGCTCCTTGTACTCAGCATCGATGGGCTCGGGCAGGCGGTCTCGTTTGGGCAGGCCGCCGATCTCATGGCCGAGGCTCCAACACGATTCAGTCAGCGACACCTGCGCATGGTCCAGCTCATACGGCTGTTGCTGCAGCAGGTTGATGCTGTCCAGCACGCAGGGAAGCATCCGCTTGCTGACCTCAGGCCAGCGCTCCCACCCAACACTGGACACGGTTGAGCCGATGCTCAGATACCCGCCACCGGTATGGCCAGGCCATGGCCGCGGCGGCTGGATCATCGGCATGTACAGCGGGCGGAACAGGCCAGCCGCTTCCCGCCAACGCTTGAGGAAGTCCCAGTAAAGCTGGGTGTAGCGCACCATCTTCACCTTGCGACGGCTCTTGACCGTCACGTACACCTCCAGCATCCGGGTGCTTTCGGCCACGCACTCAATGAAGAACGCACCAAGGGCCGCACGCTCAACGTGCTTCAGCTCCCGGTAGGCCGCGGCCTTGAGAAACCCCTTGTCCTTGAGCCGCTTGCGTATCAGGCCCATCGACAGGTCGTTGTTGCTGGCCAGCCGCAAGCCCTGCAGGTGAAGGCCGCGCCCCCATGAGGGATGGGTCAACCAAAGGACGTACTCAGCCCGCTTGCCGAGGATCCCGCAGATCTGGTTGTACGGGCGCTCATCGTTGAGGTTGCCCAGCAGGTAAGCAAGGCTTTCCAGGGCTACATGTTTCACAGCCTCACGGCTATGCATCAAGGCCCAGATGTGATGTTGTCGGCCAGGAGAGAGCTTCGACTTCTCATAAATCTCCTGAACTTTGTCGAGATAAAGAGTGGCTAACCGTTGAACGATTGTTCCACTAGCTCCCTTTTGCCATCCATCCCGCAAGAAGCGGCTCGCACTGGTGGATCTGCACCACTCTTCAAGCTCAAGCTGCGGTTGCAGTGGTTGCTTGACAGCATTTGACTGTTGTTCGGACATTCTCAGGGATCTCAGTGGGAATCCCTGTTCTGGCCTGGGTTGTTGCGGGGTGGCAATCTTCACACGGATTTTAAGTCCGCTGCGTCTACCAATTCCGCCATGCTCCCGCGGGGTCAGATCCTAGGCCAGGACAGGGTTTTTCAAATCAAGCTTGGTTGCTTGGTTGCATTTCTGGTTGCTCTGGTTGCAGCCAATTCTCACGCATTAGACACCGTTCAACAGTTGACCATTGGTTGCAGATTGATGCCCGCGCCGTGGATGTAGCGCTGGGTTACTGCAAGGCACTTGTGCCCCGCCCACTGCTGGATGGCCGGTGCCTGGTGGCCCTGGCTGGCCAGCTCGGTGATCCGGGTGTGCCGAAGGGTGTGGATGACCCATTCCTTCCGCACGGTGTCACCAAGGCCCAGGGCGTCGCACGCGTCGTGTTTCGCATCTGAGTAGTGGGTGAGGTAAGTCCAGTAGCGGATCGGGAAGACGCGCTGGGTCTTCCGGGCCTTCATCGCCTTGAGGATGGAGAGCACCTCCTCAGATGCAGGCAGACGGCGAGGCATGGAGCCCTTGGTCTTCACGAACTGGACCCAGCCCTGCTTCATGTCAATCCGATCCCAGGTCAGGTTGAGCGCCTCGCCCACACGGCAACCCATGTGGCGCAGGAACAGGGTGATGGCAATCGAGAGGCGCTGCTCACGCTTTTCCATGCCGTCCAACAGGGCCGCGAACCACTCGTCTGGGATGACCAGATCACGCGGCTCAGGCGTGCGCAGGGTGCGCTTCTCGGGCAGCAGCGGCGGCTGATCGATGTAGCCCAGCCGGGTGGCCCGCTTGAGCATGATCGAAGCGGCGCTGATGTACTTGAGGATCGTGGTGTTGCTCAGGGGCTCGCCCTTGGGGCCAGCAACCCGCAGCTCAGCCACCAGATCGTCAAGGCGGCGCATGGTGAGCTCCCTGATGTGGGTGTCAGGGCCAAGCATCCGCACCAGGCGGTGCGCGTTCTTCATCTGGGAGTCATCCTTCCCAGCCCAATCGATCTGCTCGCACACCCGAACCAGCTGACCCAGGGAGCCTTCACTGGTGGCCGAGAACGGCCGCTCGTGTGCTTTGACCTTGGGAGCCATGGCAGAGAGGGCTAGAGCCTCCCATTCAGTTGCCTCCGTTTCAGTGTCAAACGACTTGGAGATTCGACCGGTTTCAGTGGTGATCTGGGCGAACCACTTTTTGCGGTCATTCCTGAACCGTACTGCCATAAGTAATCATCTCCAATAAGTGAAGGAATTCGGAGCCCTTTTGTGTCAAATAGACCTGCTTGATCCGCTCGTCGTGCGGGTTGTCGCGTGTTTCCACCCATTGCATGGCTACTTGACCCTTGTTGTCGCTGCGGCCTTTTGAGCCCATAACGTCAACCGCTCGGGAGACGGCTGAAAGGGTCAAGCTGCATTCATTGGCAAGCTCTGACTGGGTTTGGCCAGGCCTGAGATGGATGGCTAGAAGCAGCTCCAGCTGGCTTGCGCGCAGCTGGGCGTGCTCACGACGGCAAAACCGCATCGCCGCGTGGAGCTTGGGCAGGTTTGACATTGCAATGTGCTCTCGCAATGTCAACGTACGTCAAGCATTGACAAGATGGAACATTGCTTGACTGCATTCAAGCTGCTTATCTGCGGAAGACTTGATTAAGCCTGATGAGCGAAAAATCAACGATTAGACAAAAGTGCAGCAGAATGCAGCACTCAATCCGCACCGCTTTAGTAACCCCACTGTGGAACACCACGGTCGGCACCTCCAGCGAGCGCGTACGGCTCCTTGAGAGGCTCAGGTAGAAGTCGACCGGGATCCAGATGCTCATGCCAGATTTCAGCGTGTTCAACAGTGAAGAAAGAAGGGTCACCAAGAGTTATCGAAAGGCCAGCAACAGCTAAGCCCATTGCGATACCAAAGCCGTTCCAGCGATTCATTAACTTTTCTCTGGTGGATGGTTAATTGATTCTTGTGAGAGCTTTTGACAGTTGAATGCAGTCACCCTTTTGGCGCAAAAAGTGGGCACCAGGCCGCGGCCTTCCCATCGCCAGCCAAGGCCGATTAAGGCCTCGACATGGTGCGCAACTAGGGTCTCCGTATCCATTACCAGCTCCCTTTGTCCCAGCCACAGTAGGTAGATCTACTGTTCACGCAGTCTTTCATTCGCTGATCCTTCAGGTTGTAGATCTCTTGCCGAAGCTCATCGATCTCCCTGCGGATCTGCTGCTGTTCTGCGGTGCCGCTCCAAGGGCTGTAGGGATCCCACTTTTGGGCCCCGGCAGGAGTTGGAAGAAAGGCGGCCAGAGCGGCCGCCATGGCGCAAAAGTGCTTGATCATTCAGTGTCTGATCGGTGACGGTGTAACGCATTCTCTAAGAGATGTGCAACTAGATTAGACATGCTCCGGCCCTGCTGATGGGATAGCTGAGCGATGCGCTCAAATACGACAGGCGGCAACACCACGGTGAGCCGTGGATTTGATCTGAAGTGCATGGTCGGCATTGCAAGGTGCAACAGGGAGCCCAATGAGGCTCCTAGAGAAGCCCCGTAGGGCCTTAGCAGGAGCGTCAGAACTCAACCCAGCCACCACACGTCACATCGCGGGTGTGAGTAGGCAAACGACACGCCCACCACGTCAGGGTTGAGGTCCTGCCAGGCCTGTAGGAGTCGCTCACTAGCCTGCGGCAGCTTGCCGGTGAGATCGCGCCAGACGGTGACGCAGTGAACGCCAGTGCTGCCGTCGCTGAAATGCAGCACTTCGGAACGGTCGTAAGAGAGAGGCTGAGGGAATGCCATTGGCCGGGTGCAAGGTGTTCAGGAGCCGAGAGAGGCTCCTAGGGAGGCCGCCAGGGCCTCCGAAGGAGCTTCAGGAGATTGCCTACGCTCAGCTGTTGAGCGCAGGCAACAGAAGGGCAGCATTCACCCGTAGAAAGGATCGGCAGGTTGCAGGCGAACGGCAAAGTTCACGTCCCGAAGCCTGGCCACGTAGCAGCCGAGCCGCTCACTCCAGGTGGGCTCAGTGTTGGGCCACAGAAGCTCCCGGACATGGCTGGTGGGATGCGAGCTCCAACCCTGGCCCATCTCATCGTTTGCCCGTTGAAGCTCGGGGTCCTCAAGCTTCGCCAGGTAATCCACAGAGTCTGGGTTGATCGGCTCAGCCCACCAGCCCACAGTCCAATCCAGGAAGCCGGTTTCAGCCACGTTGTCAACACGGAACACTTGAAACGGGCCGTAGTTGCCTCGAACATCACCGCCTAGGTGGGTTTCAACAACAATGAACACGTCATCGCAGTAGAGCCACTCACTGCGATCAACAGGAGCGAACACAGAGAACACAAAGTTCTCTGAGAGGTCATTCTCCGAGTTGTAGGTGTTGTCTCTCAGTACGTGCTCATACTGCTGGTGGGTGAGCCGAGCAAACCAGCGGCAAAGCGCGTCCGCTTGCTCAGTCGCCCATCCGCCTTCCTCCAGGTGCTCGGGCAGTTGGAGCGGCGTGCCCAGAGTCGCCTCCAGGTGTTGAGCGGTGTCAAGCGTGGGGCAGTCCCACCAGCGCTGATCAACTGAAACGATGGCCATGAGATCAAATGCAAGGTTCACGCATGAGGCAACAGCACCTCATCCCTCAATGAGATCACACCACTTGCCTTCTGTCAACCATGCACACCCCTCAACCACTTCATGGGTGCCGAGCGCCGCGGATGGCCGTCCCGGAGGCGGCCGCTCTAGCGGCCGGCCTCAGGCCAGGAGCAAGCGAGCTCACCTCCCTCATCCCATCCCCTTCTCATCCCCTCCCTTCCCTCTCCTCTTGGTTGCTTTTTCACCGGATCGCTCAATCCCACCCGCTCACACCACGCACCAGCTCCCTCTCACCTCACCTCAAACCACACACCAAACCATTGAGCAACTCCTAAGTAACTCTTGAGTAACTCCTAAGTAAGACAGCTTCGCTGTCATCAACAACAGCAAATCACTCTCCTCTCAACCTCATCTCATCACCTGAGGTGGGCTCGCTCGCTTCGGGCCTGATCGTGCGCTACTCGCGCACTCTCCAAGACGGCCCTCTCACTCACTCGGCACCTCCCTATTCACCTCCCCCTCACCTCCTCATTCACCTCCTCATTCACCTCCTCATTCACCTCCCCTCCCCCTCTCCGGGTCGGGTGGGCGAGTGATGGATCTGTGCACCCATCTGTGCACTCGATAGTGCACCTATCCCCCTCCCAATCCTTTGGTTGCAAATCCAACGGACTGGTGATCCTCTAAGAACCCTGTGCACCACTGGCTGGTTGCAAGTGCTCCCACCTGTTCAACAGCGCACCCCCTAGGGGGGAAGCACGCAAGTGCGTGGATGCGTTCACCCGCTCAAGGATTAGGAGCGGGAGTCGAGGTTGGAGACGAAGGAGTAGACACACCACGGACCCCCCCTCCCCCTTTTTGCTCCGGGGGAGCCCCTCTTTGAGTAGCAGGATACCAGGGTGGTCAAGTTTTGATGTGCCAATTTGGTGTGACAGTTGGGATAGATGAGGGGTGTCAATGGTTGAGCGGTGTTAAGGTGATGGGAAGTTGCGGGTGTGGTGATGAGGTGGGGAGGGGTTGAGCAGATGAGCATGAGCAAGGCGATGTATGAGCTGAACAAGGCCGTGCCGGAGATGAACTTGAGTGAGGTTGATGCGTGTTTGCATTGGATGAACACTGAGATGGATGGGGACTGGAAGGGTGCGCAGAGGAAGTTGTGGGGGAGGTTGAAGAGGAGGCAGGAGGAGTTGCTGGGGAAGGGGATAGGGAGTGGGCTTGTGAGACAGGGGAAGGTGAAGGTGATGACACCGGAGGAGGCGAAGCTTCTGGATGAGGTGAGGAAGCTGAGGGCAGAGCTGAGGAGCAGGGGCGGTTGAACTGGACGGAGATTTTGATGAGCGGAGGGGTTCCTGATGCGCCTGGATACCAGGAGCTACTGGCGCAGATGAGGGAAGAGAAAGCGTGCCAACCTGTTGACACCGTTCCACAGAAGAAGAAGAGGCGGAAGAAGAAGTGACGCAAGCCCTACCCCTACCCCAGTTCATCACGTTGTTAATGCGTGAGTTGAACATGGCAGATGCACCGACGCCGGTACAGCTGCAGATCAGTGACTATCTGGAGAATGGGCCGAAGAGGCGGGTGATTGCAGCGTTTCGGGGGTGTGGCAAGAGCACGCTGAGTGCCATGTATCTGTTGTGGAAGCTGTATCACGATCCTGATGAGAAGTGCTTGGTGATCAGTGCATCGATGGCCAGGTCAGAGGCCATGACGGCCTGGCTGTTGCAGACCATTGGGCGGGTGCCCTGGTTGAAGCACATGCAGCCCGACAGTCATGACGGGCGCTACAGCCGGATCAACTTCGACGTTGGCACCTGCCAGAACATCGAGCAGAGCCCGAGTGTCCGCGCTGCGGGAATCACGGGGCAGATCACCGGCTCCCGTGCCAGCACGATCCTTGTTGACGACTGCGAAACACCGCAGACCTGTTTGACGCAGGTGCAACGGGAGAAGCTGAGGAACTCGTTGAACGAGCTGGAGGCGATCCTCAAGCCAGGGGAGGGGCCAGAGATCGTCTACCTGGGTACACCCCATAGCTCAACGGACAGCATCTACTTCGCGTTGCAGCGTGACCTGAACTACGACATGCGGATGTGGCCAGCTCGGGTGCCAGCTGACCCCACTCCGTACCGCGGGGCCTTGGCTCCCCTGATCCAGAAAAGGGTGGGCATCTCGGATGGCCGGCCTACAGACACACGTTTCTCGGAAGACGAGCTGCTGCAACGGGAGCTGAGCATGAGCCCCATGCAGTGGAAGCTGCAGTTCCTGCTGGATGCCACGCTCAGTGACATTGAGCGCTACCCGCTGCGTTGCGCTGACCTGATGGTGATGACCCTGGACGGGCATCTGCCAGAGGTGTTGACCTACGAGAAGGCGAAGTACCTGGCATTGGATGACCTGCCCTGCGTTGGCATGGCCCATGACCCGAGGTTCTACCGCCCAGCCCAAGTAGAAGGCACAGTGCCTGTGGGGGAGGTTCCCACGGTCATGGCACTGGACCCCAGTGGTGGGGGCAGTGACGAGTTCGCCTGGGCAATCGTCAAGGCATGGGCTGGCAACTACTACCTGATGGAATCCGGTGGACGCCTGGGGGGCGTTGGCGAGAGCTTGTGGGAGAAGATCGCCTCCCTGGCCAAACAGCACCGGGTCAACGAGATCCTGGTGGAGACCAACTTCGGCGGCCTGGAGATCTACGCCCAGTTGATCAAGCCGTATCTGGTCAAGGCGGGTGCCAACTGCCGGGTGGAGCCGATCCGCTCCAATCAGCGGAAGGAGCTGCGGATCATCGACACGTTGGCCCCGGTGATGCAAACGCACCGGATGGTGGTGGATCGACGTGTTGTTGAAGCAGATGCTGAGCTGCTAAGAACTGCTGTTGAAGATAAAGACAGCTCTTACAGCTTGTTTTATCAAATGACGCGTCTTACAGCAGACCGTGGCTCACTGCTGCACGATGACCGTCTGGATGCCTGGGCTATGTGTGTCCAGTGGTTCCAGGAACAAGCTGCTCAAGATCAGCAAGTTCGGCGTGATGCCCGTAGCGTTGAAATGCTGGAAGCTCTTATCGGTGACTGGCACGGGCACGTGGTGATGACCCCAGACCGAATGGCCATGGGGATGACACTTGAACAGGCTCGTGCCGCTGATGCAGGCGACGGCTGTAGTTGGCTCTGACCGCAATGACCTACGACCCGAAGTGGCGCCGTGAAGATGAGCGTCGCTTGGAGTGGCTCGACAAGCTGTACAGACTGGATGGAAGGCAGCACAAGTGCCACCCCAGCCACGCGCTGTTCACTGGGCTGGTGGCTAAGTGGGGCCCTGTGCCCTGGAAAGTGAACTAGCGGCCTTGGCCCTTGTAGGCCTTGCGTCTTGACTTGACGCGACTGCCGCGGCCACTGCCCTGGGTTGTCTTGTGATGAACCGGTGCCTTGCGCGGTACAGCGCCGGTGCCGGTCTTGGAGCGGACAGCCATTACTGAAGTGCCTCCAAGGCGTCACGAAGGTTGGCGTTGCGGAGCTGCTGTTCTTTCTCCGTAGCCAGGTGATGGCTGGTGACGAAGCAGCAGTTGGTGAAACCGTCTTCTGTCAGGCAGACCTGGATCAGCTCGGGTTCGATGCAGTTGATGGTGAGGGTCATTTCTTTTTCAGTTGCAGGTCGGACAGGGTGTTCGGGGTGCCAAGGATCTTTATTCGGCCATCTGGGAAGACCTGGAAGCGGATAGAGAACGGAGTGCCGTGCCCAGTTGCTGCCATTCGGCTGCCAGCCCTCTTGGGGTCAAGTGAGAAGCCCGCTTCTCCTGACGTAAAAGCTTTGTTGAGTCTCTGGTTGGTCTTGGTGTCGGTGCCGCCCTTGCTCCCTGGCGCCCACTTGAAGTCGTACTTGTCCGAGACGATGTATGACCCGTCTTTCTGCGGCTCAGCCCAGAACTGACCAAGAGAGTTAGCTAGGGGGTTGTTTTGACCTCTGCCAACGTCAGGCTGGTATCCGCCTTGGCTGTAGTTGTAGCGGACGGGGACGTGCCCTTTGGCCAGACGGGCAAGCCCCCCGCTGTCGCCTTTGTCCGTGTAGTGGACGTAAAGCTGACTCAGTGGGTCTGACGCATCTGGCTTCATTGATGCCTTGCCCCCACGGATTGGCTCATGGCTGCCCTTGATCATCTTGTAGATGTTCTGGCCATCTTTTTGCCCAAGCTGAAGTCCCTGCGTCCCAACGCCAGCGATATAGCGAAGGAAGAAATTGGTCGCCATGTCGTACTGGTTGGCGACCTGAGGGTTGGCTTTGTAGTACTTGGCGATCAGCCTGATGTCGTTGGGGTTGCCTTGGGAAAGGGTCAGCGGATTGGCCCCGGCCTTGGTGACGGCATCCAGCGCGTTTAAGGGGAGCCAGCTGTTTGCAAACTGGCCTGGCTTTCCCGCCCAGGGGCCGGCTACATCTCCCAGATTTTGCTCCAGCTTGCTGGTGTCGGTGGCTGGAGCGTTCTTGAAGGCGGGCAGCTCGGGCCCGTCTTGGTCAATAAAGCGAAGCATGGCTCAATCCGGTGTCATGGTCATGAGACGCTCCAGCTCTTCTGGAGTTGGCATTGCTGCTTGTATCTGCTGAAGCGGCACTGATGCTTCAACCGTTGCAGTGATGCTGTTGTCCTTAAGGAAACGCATCGCACGGTCAAGCCCTGCAATGCGCTCTCGTGGATCATCCGAGTGCAGCAACGACACAATTTCTTGACCAACTAGGCCATGGATTTGCGCCAGGAGTGCTTCCGAAGCCCGTGACACGGCGGTACTCTGATGCTGTACTTGACACCATTCAAGCAATGACAGGCAAAGGTGGTAAGGGCAAGGGCTCTAAAGGTGGCGGCAAAAAAGGCTGCTGATCTCCGATGACTTACAGCCGCCCTGGAACCAGCGAGGTCAACGCCTTCTTCCGCCCCGCGACTCCCAACCGGGTCGCGGGTGCGCCAGATCAGCGCGTCAGCCTTGGACCTTCAGGGCCGCTTCTCGATAACCGCAACGCTTCAGTCGCAGGACGCAATGCCGGCCAGGGGTTTGCTGAAGTCGCAAGCTTCCTGGATCAGTTCAACAAGACAGCCGCCCCGATCTACAACGCCTACGCCGACGAGCAGGCGAAGAAGCAGGCGGGCGAGCTGTTCACAAACATGGATGTGGCCACCCTGTTCCGCAGTGGTGATCCAAAAGCTCGGGATGCCATTAGGGCGCTGAACCCACGGGCAGAGACCATTGCCTTTGAGTCGTTGGCTCAAGGGCTAGGAGCTGATTATCAGCAGCGACTGGCTGTTGATACAGCGAACAATCAAGTCCTCAAGAATCCTCAGTCCACCGAAGACCAGAAGGCTGCGGAGTGGGCCAAGATTCGGGCCACGGCGATGGCCGGCTCAGGCCTGCAGGCCCTGCCGCAGGAGTATGTGGCACCTTTGGCGCCACTGTTGGTTCAGTCAGAAGCTGCTGTTAGAGGCAAGAGCTATGAAGCGCTGACGGCCAACGTCGTACAAGACCAAGACACCAAGATTCGACGCAAGATTTCCACTGACCTTGAGGGCCTGACTGCCAGCAGAGAGCAACTGCTTGCCGCGCAGGATTTTGACGGTGCAGTTGCATGGAAAGGCAGGTCTAAGCAATACATACAGGATCTATATAAGTATTACGCCAAGGAAGGCATATATACCTCCGGCATGTTTGCCAAGCAGATTGCGCAAAGCCTGGCGGAGCGGATCGACTTTTACGTTGCCAGGAATGACTTTGACAAGGCGGATGCACTGCTCCGCAATGTTGACTGGATGGCTGAGGACGGGATCGTCCTTGGCGAGGGCACTGCATCGCCAGTAAACCTGTTCGATCTGCCCATTAACGATGCAGGCAGAACCCTTGGGTCATACGTCTCTGACGCGATGGCCAACCTCAAGCCGCGGCAAGAGGAGTACGACCGGAAGCAGGCGCTGAATCAGGCGCTGCCCTTGTTCACCCGGATGGCGCAAGGCGACGAAGGCGCAAGGGCCCAGCTGGAAGCGATGTTGCCTCAGTTGGCCAACAGCGCGGAAACGCTGTCTTCCCTGGTCTCGATGAGTGGCCAGATGCAGAGCTACGGACAGCAGCCCAATCAAGCGCAGCTTGAGAAGCAACTCGATCTGGAGCAGAGCCTCAATGATCCCAACCGCAATCAAGCCGAGTTCGCTCAGCGGATCAGGGGCTCTGATCTGACGCTGCAGCAGAAGATCAGCCTGATGAACCGCAACACGCAGCCGGCTGATTCACGGATGGCGAATGTCGCTGTTGCTCGTAACGAGAGCGCCGATGAGATCGAGGAGGCAGCGCAACAGATCACCAGGGCTCAGTTGCGTCAGCCTCAGTTCCAAGGCGCCGATGCCAAAACCCTGCTGGAAGAGAACCGTCGCAAATTGCGGATTCAGGCCACCAGGCAGACCGAGGAGCGGATCACCAGCTCAGACAAGCCCGTCAGCCGGGAGGACACGCTGAGCATCTTCCGCAATGAGTTAGAGGCCCTGCGTAACAGCCGCATGAGGGGTGCCGGGGAAACAGCGCCTCAGGCTCTTTCTTTTGATCAACGTGTGATGGGGGAAGTAAATGAAGTCCAGGCGAACATGCAGCGCATGGGGGCAGATGGCTACCAAACCATCAAGGTGTTTCCCCAAAGCGTCATTGATGGCGCAAAAGCGCGTGGCGTTCCTTTGGACTATCGCAATGTCCAGAAGTATTTCCTGAATCGCATTGGTGCTGTGAAAAACAGCAAAGGCGATGAGCAGTTTCCTAACCCACAGGAGACATTTCGCCAGATGATCCAGAAGATCCCCCCCGTGCAGGGTCCGAGCACAAGGGGAACCACAGGTCAGCAGTCGCTCAGTATTCCAATGGATGCCATGTCTGCCTTTGGCATGGGCATGGTCCAACCAGGCAATGCACTTGCCAGCCTGGCTTCGCTGTTGGGCAAGGTCGGCATTGACCTGGGTGGTGGATCAGCTGCGGCATCTACTGCTAGTCGGGCTCCAAAGCCATCGTCTTCTCAGGGTGCTGTCAAGCCGCAACAGCAGCAGGCGCAACCTGCCCGTCAGTCACCCCCTCAACAGGAACTAGCCAGACAGGTTGTTGGTGGCGGGTTGGCTGTACTGGCCCGAGTTTCTGACGCTGCACCTTCTTCCGCTCCGGCCGCGGCCAAGCCAAACCTTGCGGACATGGTGATCAACTCCGAGAACCTGGCTGCCATGGCGTCGCTTTGGCGGAACGAGAGGCCCATGTCTGTACAGACTCCGGCTCTTCCTCAGGTTGTGGCGTCAGCCCCAGCCACCCCAGTGCCGTTGGCGATCAACACTGATCGGCACCCGATCATGGTGGCCATTGGCATCAACGAGGGGACTCGGACACCGGACGGTGGTTACACCCAGGCGTACTTCGGGCACCGTGACCCTGGCAACGGGAAGCTGAACGTCGGCACTGTTTCTGGCCAGCAAGGCGGTTCGCCTCAGTCCAGTGATCGCCGGTGGATGGGGATGCTCACCAACACCGCGGTGAAGGTGACACCGCTCCTGCAACGCATGGGTATCCCACAGAGCAGCGTCGGGTTCAACCGCCTCCTCTTCAATGCGTTGGACCTGGCGGTGCAAGCACCTGCTGCGCTGCCTGACTTCTTGAAGCGGTTGCCTCGGATCATTCAGGCAGGCGTGACCATCGAGGCAATTGCAAAAGCCAGGGCTGATTCATTCTTCAACCCCGCCACCGGTCGCCTGGAAGCTGGCGGCTTTGGCAACAACTACGCCCGTCTGCTGGCTGACCAGAGATCCAGGGCCGGCACTTTCGATTACAGGAGGAGAGGCTGATGGCTGCTCGTTGGGACTCACAAAAGCAGCAGTGGGTATTTGATGACGAGGCTTCTGCGTCAACTGCAGTCATGGCCCCACCTCAGGGCCTCGACTACGCAGGTGAGGTTGCTTGGGCCAATCAGCAACAGCAGAAGGATGAGCTGAAGACTGCCGAAATGGCAATGCAGCAGGGTGGCGATCAGCGCCCCTTGTTTGCTCAGAACGCTGGGCAGCTCTTCGGTGACCTGGGCAAGATCGCGGCCAACGCTGCAGTGGGCCTCGGTACTGACTTCCTTGACCTGGGTGCTGGCGTTGCAGATGTGGTTCGCCAGACCGGCAGCCTGGTTGCCACTGGAGAGTTTGACGAGAACGTCAACGTCTTCGACGACAGCGATAACCCCTGGACCCAATGGCGCCGCGACACGTTTCGCACTGAAACCCAGGCCGGTCAGGCGGTCAGCAACTTGGTGCGTCTCGGCACCATGGTCACAACGCTGCCCAAGCTGGCGATCAGTGTTCCGGCCAAAGCGCTTGGTGTGGCCGGAAAAGTCGGCGCACTTGGCGGTGTAGCCGAAGCTGCTGCTGGGGCCAGCAATTTGCTCACCAAGCTGGATGACCTGGCCAACGCCAAGAAGGTCACCACTGCAGCCACGGCACTAGGGCAGGTTGAGAAGACGTTCCAGAAAGGCACCGCTGCTCAGCGGGCTGCCAGCCGTGCGATCCGTAATGACTGGTTGGCCCTGACCTACCAGGACGTAGCCAAGTCAGTCCCCGAAGTGGGGGGCTGGATGGACGACGTTCGGCAGTCCGCCAAGGCGTGGACCCAGCTGAGCAAGGGGACGCCTGGAGCACGGATTCGCACTGTTGGCCAGGCTTTGGCTTGGGATGCCTTTGCTGCGTTCAACGTCTATGGGGAGGGTGATGCCGAGTTCGACGAGACCTTCGGGGACATGCTCTCTTCCACGGGCGTTCCTTGGTTGCAGTCTCTGGGCAACACCACGGCCACCTATGCGGAAGACAACGCGCTGACCCGCAAGGCCAAGCAGATGCTGGAGGGCCTGGTCATGGCCCCGGTGCTGAACGGGATCATCGATCAGTACCGCGTCTACAAGTACGCCAAGAACTTCCGCACAGCGGGGGATGGTGAGCGCCGACTGATTGTTGAAGCGCTGAACGCCAGCAGCCAGGAGATCGGCGACAGCATCGGCCGCACCCTGGTGGCCCAGGGCCGAGTAGCCGGTGTACGGATGCCGGGCGCGATGAGCGACCTGCAGTTCCAGGTTGACCAGGCCCGTCGCACTCAGGAAACCAAGAACCAGTTCCTGCAAGATCTGCAGCAGACACAAGCACGTCAAGCTGCAGATAGCCAGATCGTCCCTTTCGGGCAGGGCCCACAGGTCTTTGCCACGCCAGGTCAAGCTCCTGAAGCGACTGGACTGAATCCAGAACAGCTGTTGGCCAACCAGCAAATGGTTGCCAACAGCCAGGAAGCTTTGCCAGGAGCCACAGCTCCTGCCGGGATGTTGCCTGAAGGTCAGGCGCAACAGCTGCTGCCAGGCGGTCCTGAGGCCAAGCCACCTGGTGCTTCCCCGGCTGGATTGCTTGGAGCTGGCAGCGGGGAGATGCTCCCACCGCCTAGTCCGGTGCAGGTTGTTGACCTTGGGCCGCGGCCACCAGAGGTCACCGTCACGCCGCAGACCATCCGTGATGCGTTTGAGCGTGATGCGTACAAGGCGTTCATGGAAGCTCAACAGCTGACGTTTGTTGAGGGGCCTGACGGGATCATGCGCTCCATGGGCGACTTCAGCAAAGCCCTGCCCAGCGTTACGGCCAGCGAGGAGCTTCAGTCGCAGGTCCGGAATATCATGCCGCGTACCAGGGTTGATGCCCTGGAGTACCTCAACAACTTCCGCCCGGCTGCAAACAAGTACGGCGTGGTGCCGGCTTCTGATTCGGTCTGGATGAACTTCCTCTATGAGCGCGGGCTCAACGAGGGCTGGGCATCTATCGATCCAGACACCATGGGAGTCCGGTTCAACCGGAAGGCTGCGGCTGATCTGGACCGCGGTGATCTGGTGATCGATCAGGCCACCAAGATCGACGAGGCCACTCGCTACGAGGAGTGGCTGTGGAACAAGGAGCTGGTCAACGGCAATCCGCAGATGCGTCCTGAGGTGCAGGACAACCTGGCGGCTAAGGAAGCTCGGGATGCCTACGACAACTGGGAGGCGCAACAGGCCGCGATGCCACCTGAGTTGAAGGTGGATCAGGCCACGGTGGCTGCTCAGGAGGAGGCCATCCGTGCTGGTCAGAACCTCAACCAGTTCGACACCGCCGAGGAGCTACGGCTCAGCGCTGCAGATGCCCAGGGGCTGCAGGGGCTAATGGATGACCAGACGGTTGTGCGCGAAATGCTGGGCACAACCCTTGACACCGTTCCAGTTCCTGAGGTGCGCAAGGCTGAGATAGGCCGCGGCTGGGAAGTGTTTGATGAGAATGGTGAACTCCTTGGACGCACAACTACCAAGCGCCAAGCTGATCAACTTGCTGAGCAGCAACTACAGCAGAACCGCGATGCAGTGCTTGCCAGGGCTCGGCAGATGGAGGCTGATGCAACCGATGAAATGATGAACGTGACCATCGGCAATCCGGTGTATGACTCAGACATTGTTGGCAAAGTCAAGCTCACCGATGCACAGATCCGCGCTGTTCAGGGCATCCTGCCCAGCCTGGATGGCAAGTTGGATGAGGCGTGGAAGACGCGTCGCGGCGAGAGTGCGTTCTTCAACATCAATGAGCTAGGCCCGCAAAAGCGCACGTTTGAGCTGTCTCAGGGCGACATGCTTGCCTTGCAGAACGGCATCCGTGATGTGCTGCAAGAAGCGGGCGACATCAAAGGCAGCCCCAAGCTGCGTGCATTGCGCAACTTGGCCGACAAACTAGACACAGAAATGAAGCTGCTTGAGCCTCAGGCAAGAGCGCAGCGATTCGTTGATGGTCTTGTCAACGACACCAGAACCACCCTGGATAACGGTGGACTGCATTGTGAGGATCTCTGATGGCCCGCGTCGCATGTGCCAACCCCAGCCCCTACGCAACTCCGCGGTTCATCGAACGTTCGGAAGCCGCTGATCGCGGTGAGTTCTTTGTCGGCGCTCTACGTGCAGCGGAAGCATCAGGCCTCTACACCAAGCAGCGGGAGGGGTTTGATGAAGTAACCACTCGCAAGATGGTGAAACATCTGCAGCAAATGCTGCCGATGGAGTGGAGCGAGCTGACGGCTTACTACCGGAAGATGGGCTGGCTTCGCGTTGATAAGAAGGCAACGGAAGAAGCTGCCAAGGCTGGGGCGAGAGATGCGGTGTACAAGGCCGCCATGGTGGGCGGTGAAGAGGAAGGCCTCGCCGCAGCGGTCACCAAGACCTACCTGGAGTCAACGGCTGGTGCGATCAAGCAGGCAGGAGAAAACTTCCTGCGTCAGGTTGACGCAGGCCAGAACGCAACCACCGAAGGGTTGATCTTTGCCCAGCAGATGCAGCACCTGTCCCGCTTCGGCGGATACGTGCTCGGCTGGGACCAGAGCTATGGCCGTGGCCTGCGTACACAAGCCCTCCGGCGTGGAGTTCCAAATGCCACCCGTGATGCAGACCGCTTCTTGCAGGAAACGGCGGATCGCTTAGGCAACGTTGGCCAGTATCAGGACAAGTTCACGGAGATCGCCGCCAAGCTCCAAGGCGACGGTCAGCAAAAGGTTGATGGCATCAACGAGCTGATCAACTTGGCAAAGCGGGTCAAGTTCCTCGATGACCCCCTGAAGATCGCCAAGTCATCGATGAGCTTGGAGATTGCAGGCAACGCTTGGACCGAGGTGTTCATTAACGGTCTGCTGTCAGCGCCTGGCACCTTTGTCACCAACGCTGCTGGCGTGGTCTGGGCAGTGACCCGGCCGATGCTGCAGTTGGGTGCAGCCAGTGCTTATGCAGCCACCGGCATGGCTGGCCGGCAGATGGCAGAGCAGGCCGCAACTGAAGCTGGTGCTGCGTTGTCCGCCATGCGTGTTGCATGGCGCGATGCGCTGGAGCTGGGCTGGCACGCCGCTCGGACAGAGACAACTCTGTATCAGGCCGGTGCAGAGACAGGCATCAATGCTGCGATCACCGGTGGGAAGCTGGAGGAGCTATTGGGCCGTCGCGGGGTTGAAGTCAGTGATGGCCTCAAGGACACGGTGGACACCCTTGGGCAGGTGCTGCGTTTGCCGTCCAGGGCGCTGCTCGGAACAGACGAGTTCGCCAAGCACTTGGTGATCCGCGGTGAGGTGGCTGCTCGTGCTGTGCAACGTGCAGCTCGGGAAGGCGTGGACTTAAAGGACAAGGCAGCACTGGAGACCTTCATCCAGAAGGAGGCCAATGCAGCGTTCAACCTGCACAAGCCAGAGCTTTGGGAGAAGTACAAGCTCGACAGTGCCTACAACCTGATGAATGGCATTTCGGCTGAGGCCGACCGCGCCACGTTCCAGGAGCTGAACCCTCTGGCACAGAAGGTCAACAACCTGCTGCAGACAGCTCCATACCTGCGGCCTTTCGTTCCATTCGTCCGTACCCCGCTGAACATCCTGAAGCAGGGCTTTGTCGAGTCCACTGGCTTTGGGGCAGTGATGAACGCCAGCAAGGCCATCGCCGGCGCTGGGTTCAACCCCACTGCGTCAGTGCTGGCGATTCAGCAGGAGCTGCTCAAGGATCCCGGTGAGACCTTCCGAGTGGCTGGGCAGATTGCGTTCACCACCACGGTGGCCGCGGCGTTCTACGGCATGGCCATGGATGGTCAGATCGTTGGCGGTGGCCCTGGCCGCTGGTCCTCTGGCGGTCGGGGCAGTGCTGCGCAAAAGGCTTGGGAGAGTGCTGGCAACAGGCCCTATGTGCTGAAGCTGGGCGACATGGAGATCCCCTTTGACCGCTTCGGGGAGCCAGTCGCTGGCGTTCTGCGAATGGCAGCAGACATGGGCCAGTACAGCGCTTATGTCCCGCAGGCTGCTCAGGAGGAATGGGTCGCTGCCATGGCCGGGATCATGGTCAGCGGTCTGTACCAGGCAACGTTCTTGCGTGGCATCAACGATGTGATGGACACGTTGAGCGACAAGAACCTTGTGCTGGGCTCCAAGGGGGCTCGCCTTCTGCAGAACTACGCGGCAACGCAAACACCCTTTGGGGGCTTGTTGAACTACGTGGACAAGATCGTGGATCCCTACAAGCACGCCTACCAGGGCGCCACGTTTGCCGAGGTGATGCGCGTCCATGAGGACACGTTTGGCACGGGAATCTTTGCCAGGCTGACCGACCGGATTCCGGGAGCCGGTGGGGCGACCCCGCTGTTGATCGATCAGATCACCGGGGAGCCAGTGCCGACCTACCCAGGCGAGGGGCCTGGCGGGTTGAACCCGCTGCAGATGGCTATCCCCTTCTTGCCCCGTGGCAAGCGTGATGCCGATGCTGCTTGGCAGGCGATCTTTGAGATCAAAGGGAGCTACACCGAGAAGAGCCCGTCTCGTTCTGGGCTCAAGGTCACAGTGCGTGAGCAGCAGGAGCTGAACCAGGAGATGGCGACGATCCGCATTGGCGGTCAGACGCTGCGGCAGGCGGTGCTGGCGTACCGCAATCGGCCAGAGGTTCAGACGTATGTCGACAAGCGCGGTGCAGCGTTCATGGACATTCGCACCAAGATCGAGCAAGGGCTCGACAACATCATCAATGACTACTACGACGCTGCATACAGCAGGGTGATCCAAAGTAACGCTGGCCTGCGTGAGCGTTACATGCTTCTTGAGGGAAGACGCAATGCTGCAATGGCTAATAACGCCAGCGAAGCATCAACCATTGGCAGTCAGATTGACGCCTTGTACGAGCGTGCCCGTCGAGGTTACTAGCGGTAGTCTTGACACAAGTGATAGGGGCAACCAGTGACTGCGCCATCGTTCACATACAGCGGGAACGTCTACACGGGGGCAGCTGCCGGTTCCGTTGACTTTGCCCTTATCTCAACCACTGGCAATGCGATTGCATATCTGCAAAGAGCGCATGTACATGTCTACAAAAGCAGCAACTCCGGGTCGACCTGGACAGAGTTAAGTCGACCATCGCAGTGGGACTTTGCAAGCGCTGGCACCATCGCCAGGCTGGCGACAGGGATCTCCGCTGGTGAATGGGTCAAGGTGCAACGCATCACCCCATCCACGTCTGCATATGTCACCTTCCAGTCATCGTCGCTGCTGACGGCTGATCAGCTGAATGATGACACGCTCTTCAATACCTATCTCAATCAAGAGCGATACGACCAAGGCGATCAATCATCCGTTGTCGCCACAGCCGCAAGTGCAACGGCCACAAGCGCCTCAACCGCGGCGGCAGCGGCGACGGCAACCGCCAACAGCGCGGCAGCTTCAGCGGCAGCGGCGACTAGCACTGCGAACTCCGCCTCTTCAACGGCGTCGACTGCCGCGGCAAATGCGGCCACCGCCCTATCTCAGAGCAACACCGCGCTGAGCCAAAGCACAGCGGCGGTTTCAACCGCAAACAGCGCTTCAAGCACGGCCGCATCAGCTTCGTCAGTTGCAGCAGCAGCCGACGCCAAGGCCAACAGTGCGATCACCGCGATCAGCACGTCAGCCGTTTTCACTCCTGTTGCCAACGTTGCCGCCATCCCAGCGTCACCGACTGGCGGCCAGGCGATTCAAGTCACTGACTCCACTGGCATCCAGAGCTTCACTCCGCTGAGCGGGTTGCCGCCTGGCTTCGTTGGCGACTCAGGCATCAGCGCACGGATCCAGTACAGCGCCGCCACCAGCAGCTGGGTGTGGTTCGGCTACTTCGCATCCGATTCCGACACCCGCTACCTCAAGCAATCAGGCGGAACGCTTACCGGTCAGCTCCGGGGTGATGACAGCGCATCTGCTGTGACACCTGGCTACGCCTTTGACGGCGACCCAGACACCGGCATGGGCCGGCTGGGCGCCAACGAGTTGGCCCTGATTACAGGTGGCGTTGCCCGGCTCACATTTGACTCTGCCGGTAATGGGGCCTTCACCGGACCCGTGACGATCCCAGCTGGCTCGACGGTGACGGGTTATCTGACTTCTGCGGCAGCTGCCAGTACCTATCAAACGCAAGCTGGCATGTCGTCTTACCTGACGACTGCGACTGCATCCAGCACTTATCAGACGCAGGCAGCCATGAGCGGCTACCTGGCAACCAGCGCCATCGGCACGACGGTGCAGAGCTATGACGCCGACACGGCCAAGACCGACGTTGCACAGACCTTCACTGCTGCTCAACGCGGCGCCTATGTGACGCTCACCGATGCAGCAACGATTGCCACGGACCTGAGCCTTGGCAACCAGTTCCAGGTGGTCCTCGGTGGCTCAAGAACCCTTGGTGCCCCGACGAATGTTGTCGCTGGTCAGAGCGGTGTGATCCGTGTGGTCCAGGACGGCTCGGGGTCCAGGAGTTTGGCCTTCAATTCGGTCTTTAAGTTCCCAGGGGGCACGGCACCGACGCTCACCACAACGGCCAATGCTGTGGATCTCTTGGCCTATCACTGCGAGACAACGACTCGCATTGCGGTCCGCTTTATTGGTGACGTGAAATGAGCGCCTTGAACAACAGCCTGCTGCTGGGGCAGGAAGGTGGTGGTGGCTACGCCATTTCCAGAAGCCTCCGTTTCAACAGTAGTGACAGTGCCTACTTGTCCCGCACCCCCGCATCAGCCGGCAACCGTCAGTCGTGGAGCTGGAGTGGCTGGGTAAAGCGATCTACGCTAATAACAGGCTCGAATCGTCAAGTCCTCTTTGGTGGTTACGGTGCAAGCAATGACACTGACTGGATTGAGTTTGGTTTTGACTACAACAGCACTGTTGATGGAATTTACTGGACTACATCTAATTATACATCGGCTTCCGCTGCTGTATTTAGGGATGTGTCCGCTTGGTATCACGTTGTCGTAAACTACAATGGATCAACCCTTAAAGCATTTGTAAATAGCGTCCAGGTTTTAGCAAGCTCTCTGTCAGGGAACCTCGGGATCAATGGAGCGTGGGTTCATACGATAGGGAAAGGACCATCTTCCTCTATTCGTTATTTTGACGGCCTCCTCGCCGACATCCACTTCATCGACGGCCAAGCGCTAGACCCCACCAGCTTCGGTGAGTTCTCCGCGACCACCGGCGTCTGGATGCCCAAGGCGTATAGCGGCAGTTACGGCACCAACGGTTTCCACCTCCCCTTCTCCGACAACAGCACCGCCGCCGCATTAGGGACGGACACTAGTGGGAATGGGAACACGTGGACTGTCAACAACATCAGCGCTAACACTGGCGGTCCTACATCCGTTGCTTCGGCATCTGGTGCGCTGCCCGTCTATAACACCACCGACACCTACGGCACCACCAAGGGGACTGGCACCCGTACCGACAGCAACAGCAGCTCGATTGTGCTGGCGATCCCGATGGATGGAGCCAATAACGGCACGACGTTCACGGATGAAAGCGCCACGATTAAGGGGAGTGGTAGCGCTAAAAGCATTACACGCAATGGCGACTCTAAAACCAGTACGACTCAAAGTAAGTTCTATGGCAGTAGTGGCGCGTTTGATGGAACCGGTGATTATCTAACGCTTGCGTCTAGCAGCGACTTTGATTTTGGGACTGGAGATTTTACCATTGAAGCTTGGCTTTACTTAAATTCCCTTCCTTCAGGCAATGGCTATCCAGCTGCCAGCTGGATTGTGGGGTGGGGCCCTACAGAGTCAAACCCTGGATTTGACTTTGTCGTTGGCAGCACAAACATAATTTTGGCCATTAGCAACTTTGCTAGTCCAACAATCTCTACAGCGCACGAGTTGTCAAGCGGTAAATGGTATCACGTTGCCGCTACTCGCTCAGGTTCGACGGCTCGAGTATTTGTTGATGGCGTATTAAAGGGATCTGCAACAACATCTGAAACTGCATCCACTAATCCAAACGGCATTGCAGTTTCGGCGGCAGAGCCTACGGGAGCCACAAGCGGCAACTTGAACGGTTATCTGCAAGACCTTCGCATCTACAAAGGCGTCGCCAAATACACCGGCAATTTTAACCCGCCCAGCTCCACTGCAAACGCCACGATTGCTGCAGGCGACGACAGTCTCGTAGACGTTCCCGTTAATGGGTCGCAGACGGATACGGGCGTGGGGGGTGAGGTTAGGGGGAATTACTGTACTTGGAACGCAGTCAACTCGTCGTTAACGCTTGCGAACGGCAACCTTGATGCCGCACACGGTACTGGAGACTGGAAAGCCTGCGCTGGCACCATTGGCGTTTCTTCTGGTAAATGGTATTGGGAGGTGACTTCAACAACGGATGTCTCTGGTTCTGGTAATACCCACATCGGCATTGTCCCTCTTACTTACAACCCAACTCTGTTCAACACTTACATAGGAAATACAGCCACGAGCTATGCTTACAGGGGTGACGGCACAAAGTATAGTAACAATACGGCAGCCTCTTATGGCAGTCCTATAGGCAATGGCACCGTCGTCGGTATTGCTCTTGATTTGGATGCGGGCACTCTAGTTTTCTATAACAACGGCGTTTCTCAGGGAACAGCATTTACCTCAATAAGTGGAACGTATTTACCTGCTGTATCTCACGTAACCTCAAGTACATCGTCCGCCAACTTCGGCCAACGCCCCTTCGCCTACACCGCCCCCAGCGGCTTCAAGGCGCTCAATACGGCAAACCTCCCGGCGCCAGTAGTCACAAAGCCTTCCACGGTGATGGATGTGAAGCTGTATACGGGCAATGGCAGTACGCAGACGATCTCGGGGTTGGGATTCTCGCCGGATCTGGTGTGGATTAAGTCGCGCAGTGGTTCTTTTTTCCACCGCCTCTACGATACTATTCGTGGCACGACAAAAGCTCTTTACTCCAACTCAACTGACACAGAAGGGCTTTACCAGGGCGATTACGAAAACTTTACTGCGTTTAACTCCGATGGTTTCTCTCTTGGTTCAGCGACTATAGACGATGGCATCAATAAGAATAGCTCGACATTTGCCGCCTGGGCCTGGGACGCCGGCAGCTCCACCGTCACGAATACACAAGGCTCCATCACTAGTCAGGTGCGGGCGAATCCGAGTGCGGGATTCTCTGTGGTCACGTACACCGGCAACGGCTCCAGTAATCAGACGGTTGGACATGGTTTAGGTGCCGCGCCACACTTCATTATTTGCAAAATCAGAAGCGGATCAGATAACTGGGCTGTATATCACCGCTCATTAGGAGCCACTGGTCGGATTAGCCTCAACACAACCGGTGCAGCTTTTTACGGTAACGCTTGGGACGTAACTCCAACTTCTTCTGTTTTCACGATTCAAACAAGTGGCGAGGTAAATGGCAACGGTTCGACTTATGTGGCCTACTGCTTCGCCCCAGTAGCCGGGTACTCTTCCGCGTTTTCGTACACCGGCAATGGTTCGAGCGACGGACCTATGTGTTATCTAGGTTTCCGCCCCCGCTTCATCATCCAAAAGCGGACGGACTCTGCTGGCTCCTGGCTGCTGATTGATACTGCTCGCGATCCGGTCAACGTGGCACGCAATGAGATGTTTGCCAACTCCAGCGCTGCTGAATACGACAACGGATCCTTGATTGATGTCCTAAGTAACGGATTCAAGATCCGAGCAAGCTTTGCAAACATGAACGCTTCTGGTGGCAGTTTTATCGGATTTGCCTTCGCCGAGCACCCTTTCCAATACGCCCGCGCCCGCTAATAGTGAACAAGACTAATCAGCCCCACGGGGCCCACCCCATGTAACACCGCACCACCAGCCATGTTCATCCTCGACGGCAAGCCCCTGAGCCCCGACGTGGCGTTCACCCACGACGGCATCCAATACCCCGCCAACTGGTTGCGCCTTGCTTCGCCGGAAG